CAAGCCAATGTCTATGTTGTTGCTGCTGGCAACACCGTAGTACCCGGCGACATCGTTACTCTTGACGCTGAAAACGGCTCTGCCGCTGGCGTTATGGCTGTTTCTATTCCTGGCGCAGCTACTACTATTCCTGTTGGTGTAGTAGTTGGTGTTATTAACGCCAAACTAGATCCTATTACTGGTGAAATGACCAACGGTTCCATTGCTCTTGACACCCCACAAACCGGCGCTGCTGGTGCGTATGTTCTAGTTGCTGATGCTCCTGATCTGGTATTCCAAACTGAAATTGCTACTTATGCAATTGCCAACATTGGTAAAAACCATGAGTCTGTTCTCACTACATATAACACCACTACTGGTGGTTCTAATATGAAGATCATCTATAATGGTGGCGAACAAACTGACCCATGGAAACTTATTGGTGTTGATCTAGTTCCTGATTCAATCTCTGGCGGAAGCGGCTATGCCTCTCCTGTTGACGGAGATTCAAATGTCAAGGTTCTAGTAATGGCTAACGTCCATCAGTATCGTGATGCTGGCGGCACTGCCTCAGTTTAATAGATAAGGAGAATATAATATGTCAGGTGTAATTACTTCATCCTCCTTCGCAAAAGCGTTGTGGCCCGGCGTTAATGCTTGGTATGGTAAATCTTATAAAGATTATCCAGAAGAGTGGTCACAACTTTTCGAAAAGAACACTTCTCGTAAAGCTTACGAAGAAGATGTTGGCCTAAGCTCTTTTGGCCTTGCTCGTACCAAAGCTGAAGGTGCTGGTATTGAATATGATACCGAGCGTCAAGGTTTTACCAGCCGTTACAACCATGTTGTATACGCCCTAGGCTTTATCATTACTCGTGAAATCTATGAAGATGACCAGTATGATGTAGTTGGCAAGCGTAAAGCCAATGCTCTAGCACGCTCCATGCGTCAGACTAAAGAAATTGTTGGTGCTAACGTATTTAACCGTGCAGAGACTTCTGGTTATACTGGTGGTGATGGCGTTGTTCTACTAAGCGCAAGCCATCCAAATGTTTCTGGTGGTACCTTCTCTAATAAGCCCAGCACTGATGCTGATCTAAGTGAAGCAGCTTTAGAGCAAGCTAACATTGACATTGCGGCTTTCCGTGATGATCGTGGTTTGCTAATTGCTGCTAAACCTCGCAAGCTTGTTATTGCTCCAAGCAATATGTTTGAAGCCAAGCGTATTCTTGGTTCTGATGGCCGTGTTGGTACTGATACCAACGATCTAAACGCGCTAAAGACCATGGGTATTATTCCCGAAGTAACTGTAAACCACTATCTCACCGATTCAGATGCATGGTTCGTCTTAACCGATGTAAATGATGGTCTCAAGTACTTTGAGCGTCGTGGCGATGCCTTTGAAATGGACAACGACTTTGATACTGAGAACGCTAAGTTCAAGGCTACTGCTCGTTATTCCTTTGGTTGGACAGATCCACGTGCTATTTACGGCAGCATGGGTGCCTAATAACTCTTAATTGGAGGGGCGAAAGCCCTTCCTCTTTTATCTTATTAAGGAGATATTATGGCAATTAATCTAAGCTTCCCAAAACCACGTGCCACGCAAACTAAAATCTTTGCTGTTGCTCGAACTGATAGCTCTACTGAAAAGTGTTGGCTACCAAAAGATGCAGTAATTGTTGGTGTTTATGTACTTCAAATGACTGCTGCTGAAACTGACGCAGCTACTTTTGATGTAGGTGTTGGCGCTGATGCTGATGGTATTCTAAGCGATTTTTCAATGGCGACTACTTCTGTTGGTTATACAACTGGCGGTACTGCTACTGGAGCTGTGGTTGGTACTAAACTAACCGTTGACTCTAAAGTTAGCTGTACTTATACCGTTGGTTCTTCAACCGCAGGCGGCACTGGTTATGTAAAAATTGAGTATTTTGTTGCTGGTGGTAACGAGACTATCACAAGCTAACTCTTCCTAAGAGGGAGGTAACTGTAATAGGTTCTTCCCTCTTTTTTTATCTATCGAATATACAGGAGTGTATGATGGCTTCTTCCCGTTCAAGCGGATTAAAGACGACTGATTCTGCTATTGCAGTTGGTCGCAATCGAATTAACGCAATTACGCTTATTGCTGATGGAACAAATGCAGCAAGCGTGGTTGTATATGACAATGCCACTACTGCTAGTGGTACAGTTTTAGGAAAAGTGACAGCAGTTAGTGGGCAAGGAACTGTGCATGTTATTTTTGAAAATCCAGTTATTGCAGAAAATGGTGTCTATGCAGATGTTACAGGTACTGGGGCTGCATATATTGTTTACTTTGGCGGGTAATTGTAAGGAGTAAACAATGTGGCAAAAAACTACTACCTAAGTGGGCAGTGGAATGTTACTTGTGATGTTTGCTCTAAAAAAATAAAATCCAGCAATGCAAAGCATCGGTGGGACGGCTTTATAACTTGTCCTGACTGTTGGGAACCAAGGCAACCCTTGGATTTTATTCGGGCTAGAGTTGATAAAATTACAGTACCTTTCCAACGCCCAATACCAACACTTCAATTTATTCCTCAGAACTTTACGGAGCCTTTGGCCAGTAGAGTTTATACTGATGAAGAATATACAAGAACAGTAAGTTTTATTCGGGCTTATACAGACTCTGTATCTTTGTTGGATCAAGGGGTTTCTGTTCAAATAGACCACGGTAGATCTTTTACAGACACTGTGAGCCTTACGGAAAACTTTGATGCTTTAGTTTACACTCTACTAACTTTGACGGACACTGCTTCTATTACAGAAACTGTTGCCAAATCAGCTAGTATTCCTGCAGCAGATTCAATTACTATAGTTGATGTAGAATATAAACTAATTGCACAAAACCCAACAGACACAGTAGCTAGTGCAGACACAGTTGTTAAACTGGTAAACAAAATACCTTCTGACAGTATTACTCTAACAGAAACCTTATTGTTTACACAAGAAGCAAACGATGCTATTAATGACACTGCTTTAAACACACAAGCAATTAACTAATTATAGGAATCAAAATGACAAACGACAAATTATTTGTAAAAGGTAAACTAGACATCGTTCTTCGTAACGCTAGTGGTGTTGTTATTGAAGAACGGCATATCCCCAATTTAGTGGTAGATACTGGTAATAATTACATTGCATCTCGAATGAAAGATGCAACTGCCACTGCAATGACTCATATGGCTGTCGGTACTGGCGGCACTGCTCCAACTGCTGGAGACACCACCCTTGCAATTGAAGCGGCTCGTGTGGCACTTACCTCAACAACAGTTACTGGGAACGATGTTGCTTATGTTGCTACTTTTCCGGCTGGAACCGGAACTGCGGCGCTTGTTGAAGCAGGACTATTTAATGCTTCTTCTGCGGGCACTATGCTTGCACGAACAACCTACTCTGTAATCAATAAGGGTGCTGCAGATACCCTGACAGTTACTTGGACCATCACTGTAGGTTAATTTAAAGGAACCTGATAATGGCATTACAATTATTTGCTAACAATGCAACTGGCTATTTAAGTGCCTCTGTAAGTTCAAGCGCCACTAGCCTTATTTTGCAGTCAGGACAGGGTGGTTTGTTCCCATCTCCAACAAATGGGGATTACTTTCTTGTAACGCTGTTTGATGGTTCATCTACAATTGAAATTTGTAAATGTACTGCACGGTCTATTGATACACTTACGGTTGTTCGTGGACAAGAAGGAACTACTGCATCTGCTTTTGCATCTGGGTCTTTGTGTGAGCTTCGTGCCACTAAAGGCACTTTTGAGGGTTTATTACAAGCAACTGGGGATACGGCCACTGATTTAACTTTGGTTAATGGTGCCCTCGGTACGCCCTCCAGTGGTACGCTAACCAACGCCACCGGTCTGCCGGTCTCTACAGGCATCAGCGGACTGGGGACGGGTGTAGCGACTTTCTTGGCCACACCATCGTCCACCAATCTAGCGTCTGCCGTCAGCGATGAAACCGGCTCAGGCGCACTGGTGTTCGCTACCAGCCCGACTCTTGTCACTCCAGCGTTAGGCACTCCAGCATCTGGTACGCTAACTAACTGCACTTTTCCGACCTTGAACCAGAACACTACAGGCACTTCTGGCGGGGTTTCCGTTTCTGGCGGGTGGGCTGTAACTCCGTCGGGTTCGACGCTGTACTTCGCGCACAACGGAACAAATGTGGGCAAACTAGATTCATCTGGT